GTGGTTGAAAGACCAGATAAATCATAATTCAGATTCCAGTCATCAACAACGCCATAAAAAACTGCTGAACCACCTGTTTCAACTTTGATAGTTCTTTTAGGAATGATTTGCCCATAGAAAGGGCTTGCAAGATTCTCAGGATCAAAAGCCCTAGAATTATTATTCAATTCAATTGAAGCACCACCAGCAGTAAATCTATCTAACTGTCGTGATTTACCACGTCTAACTGAAACAGAACGCACATACTCCGAAACGTCATAAAACAACGTTCCGCCAAGTGTATATTCCGTATTATCTAAAACACCTTGAACAGCATCATCAAGAATAAAGAAAGGTCCACCAAGAGCAGATAAATCAAAACCTAATTCAACAGTTGTTGCAGGAATTGACATTATGCGCTCGCAAAGACTGGACCAGAAGTCTTTTCAAATCTTTTTATTGCATCTACTATTTCTTTTCCAACTTGTGATCCTGAAGTTCCCATTCCAGCATTAACAACAATGTTGTAAGTTGTACCAAGTTTTGCTGAGTTAGCACCAGATAAAGGAACAACGGCCTCTGGTCCTGCTTCTCCGATAATTGCGTTGGTAGGTCCTGTAACAATTCCACCTTTAGCCATACGAATACTTTTATTCTGTAATGCAAAAGCCAAGGCTTGATACGAACCTGCTGCTGTTCCAAATTGTTTTGTTAAATTGGAAGCAATTTCAAATTGTTTAGGTGTTAAAAGTTTTTTCTGTTCTGCTTTTGGTGGCGGTGGTGTTGGTTCTGCGCCTGCTGCAACTGTTTCACCAGCACCTTGACCTGTACCTAAACTATCAACAATTGATTTAAGTTCACCGCGTGCTCGTTCTAAAGCAACTTTAATTCCATCAACCATTGCCTCTGCTTGTTTGACACCAGCATCATAAAAAGCAACAGCACCAAATTCACCAACTTGTTCAGCAACGTTAAAAATTGAATCAACTAAAGTATTTACCTGCTGAACAACAGTTGCACCACCACTTATTATGTTGTCAGCAATCTTTGAACCTGCCTCAAAACCTGCATCAAGAACTTGTCTGATACCACGTTCATTCAATCCAAGAACAACCAATTGTTTGACTTTGTCAGCAAAAAGTGTTGCTTGAGTTGCTTGATCTGCTAAACCTTTTAAGAAATTTTCTGATTCAGCGGCTTTGCCGAAATTAAGGATTCCAGAAATGGTGCTTCCAATTGCTGTCTTAAAGTTATTGAATTTTCCACGCACATCTTCCAATGCTGATTCTGCTTTTCGTAAAGCGTTCTCAAGATTATCCACAACAACTTGTGCAGCGTTCTTTGCAGCATCTTTAACTTTTTTAAGTTCTTCAGATGACTTCTCTAATCCTTTATTCATATTAGCTACACTTGGTACAAGTTGAGTAGAAATGTCTGTGCTTAATGTATCTGTTTGTGCTGCTAAAGCACCCATATTATTTGAAGCCTCAACTGTGGAAAGACTTATTCGTTTGAAAGCAACAGGGGCAATCTTGCCAACTTCATTAACATCAACACCAAACATTTTCAAAACTTTGATGATTATGTTCATTCCGTCTATAAAACGATTCATTTCACTAATAACAAAATTTATTCCTGTTTCAGCAAAAACAATGAAAGCATTACCAAGTTTTTGAATACCTTGACGGAATTTATCTGAAGTCTGAAATGCGTGAATCAAAGCAACAACTAAAAGGGCTATACCAGCGGCTACTAAATAAACAGGATTTGTCAGTAAGACTGTTGAAAGGACTTTGAAAACCCCAATGAATATTTGAATTGCCCCAATAATCTTTCCAATCACAATTAACAATGGCCCAAGAACAGCAAGCAAGCCAAGAATCTTTAGTCCTGTGTTAATTGTTTCAGGACTTAGTGCTTTGAATTTATCAACCAATTTTTGTATTTCAGGAATGACTTGATTCTTGATAACATCACTAACTTGTAACACCACAGGCAAAAGAACTGATCCAATATCTTCTTTGATTTGTTGAAATTCTCTGCCCAAGAGAATGATTCTTCCCTCTGGGGTTTGCGCTAAAGCTTCATTGAAACCTTTGTATGTTGAGTTAAGAACTTCAACGAGTGCAGCAGCACGTTCGGATTCTGTTCCGTTGGCAATTTTCTTTTTAGTATCCTCATCTAAAACAAATCCAACTCTTGTCAAAGAAGCAAACTGGCCGTTCAATGCTTGGGCCAAACCATTTGTCATTGACTTGAAATCTTCACCAGTAGCAGAAGCGCCTTTCTCTGCAAGCACATAATCTAAAATTGCTGGTGTAAGTTTTTGAATTGTCTCACCTTGTAAATCAAAAGTTGCTAACTGTGATTGTGTTGTAACAATGCTTTCCCTAGAAGCAACACCAACCTTTTCTAAAGCCGAAGCCTGTTTAAGTAACGCATCAACACCTTGTTGTGTTGCACCACCAGTTGTTAAAAGAATTTGTCTAAGTCTTGAAGTTGCTGCCTCAGCCTCAATAGCATCTTTGACAAACACACCTAAAGCCGCACCAACACCCAAAATTGGGATTGTAAGATTCTTTGTTAAAGATTCACCAAATTGTGTAAAGATTTTTCCTGAAGCACCAAATTTATCTAAACCTGTTTTGGCTCTTTCAAATTCTCTGATAGCAGACTTGATTCCCTTGTCATCAAACTGCGTAAGAATCGGGACAATAATTGCCATTATTTAACCACCAATAAATTCCTGTTTACTTTTGCGGATGCTTCCTGTAAAGATCGCTCAATACTATTATCAATCAATTTTTGATTTTTCAAAGCGGCAGGCCAAATAAAACGTGATGCACCAGAAACTCTGTTTAAGTTCCTGATTAAAGCTGTTCCTTGTCCATTGAGGGAATAACCATTTGGTCTGCGATTGAATGATTTTGAACGACCAGAAACTCTACCTGAAGTTTTTTTACGTCCAGCCATATCGACAATGGCCATCCCACGTCCTTTGATAATGACTTTCAAAAGGGAAGTTGGTTTGCCTGCACTTGGTTTTTTTGTACTTGTTTTAACTTCGGCTTTGTTATCTGAAGTTCTGAAAGCGGTTGCCCCATTATGGGTGAAACCTGATAATGGTGCACTTCTAGGTAAAGCATTTTGAATACTCAAAGCAAAAGGTAAAGCAAAATTTTTTACATCAGTATTAAGTTGATCGTAAAGAGTCTTATCTAATTGTTTAAGTTCTAAAAGGGTTTCTCGTAAACCGCGAACCTCTGTCGTTACAGATAAATTAACCAAAAATTACCTCTTGTTTTGTTCTGTTGCTCTCCAACGCAGATACATACCCATTGTGAAAAGCATACGATCACTCTCTTGTAATAGCAAAGAGGGAGCAATTCCTGTTTCGCAGGAAAGATAAGCAATGAACCAATGCTGAGAGTTCTCTCCCAGCGGCTTTATTTTGGGTCTTGTTCGCTTACACCAATCTCATCAACTTCATCTAACCAGTTATCAAATTCTTTTTTGACAGCGTTGGTTCTTTTTTCACTATGCCACGCTAGGAAAAGCAGATCAGTTAATTTGAACTCTGATTCGAGTTTTGCAACTGACCTGCTGTATTTTTCCTCAAACGCAACTAAGTCTCTTGCTGAACAAACTATTTCTTTTGAAACACCATCATTGTATTTCACGCGCAAGTTGATTTTCATTTGTTTCCTTTTTTTTTGTTTTAGGCTGTGGCCCTGGTTACTGTTCCTGAAATTGGGAAAGTTACACTTAGGCTTGCAATATCGCCTACGGATGAAGCAAACGGACTGTATTGAGTTACTAATGCTGTCATTGTGTAACTTGGGTTAGTTGCAGTTACTGTTCCGCTGGTTGGTTTGATCACAACTGTTGCCAATGTTGCAAGCAATGGTGAAAGTACTGCATCCACAGAACCTGCTGCAAAGTCTTGCATAAAGTTTAGTGTTAGTGATGCTTGTTTTAATCCACCGATTCTGGTTCTGAAAGTTTCACCAAAAGCGGTTGTTTCTAAATCGTCAGCCTCGATTGCGAGTTCAACTGAGTTTAAGCTTGTAGAAAAGTTTGTTCCGTTGATGGAAACAAAATAATCTGTTGCAGCAAATTTTGCCATTTATATTTCTCCTAGTCTGCGTACACGAGAACTGTAAATTCTCCTGTGAGATAAAGTATATCTTGTATAGATAGTTGTCCGTAATTTCTCATCTCAGTAACCCTGGTATCAAAG